CTTCCGATCTCCTCGCATTTTCCCCGGAGGTAGGTTTGGGCACACCGAATCCGGGTTTCGGATAAGACAGGACGACCTGTGTCGTTGGGGTCTTCTTGCGTTCGTTCCTTTCTACCCAACGAGGGGTACGCAAGTCGTCCTGTCCTACCTGAAACCTGGATTCGGAAACAGCAAAGGAACCCGGAATAGGAGAGAACTCCGTGGCAAGGGCCAAGAAGTCACCCAGAGGACGGGCCGCCACTCCGGAGCAGCAGGAGAATCAACTCATTTCGCTCGCAGTCCAGCGAGCCGAGGAGATGCTACTGGACGGCACGGCTCCTCCTTCCATCATCACGCACTACCTCAAGCTTGCCACGAGCCGTGAGCGGTTGGAGCAGGAGCGAATCAAGGCCGAGAACGACATGCTCAAGGCCAAAGCCGATGCTCTGGCGGCCTCAGCACGAGGGGAGGAGGCCTACAAGGAGGTTCTCGAGGCATTCAAGTCCTACGCCGGAGGAGGTGTGGGTCTTGAGTCGGATTCGGACCTTTAGTGAACTCTCTCGCATCGAATCCTTCGAGGATCGGTACGAGTACCTACGTCTCAATCAGGATCCGGGGGATCAGACCTTCGGTTTCGAACGGTATCTGAACCAATCCTTCTACCACTCGACCGAATGGCGTCAAGCAAGGCAGAAGGTTATCCTCAGAGACGACGCATGCGACCTCGGGGTCCCGGGTCACGACATCTACGGTAAGATTCTCGTTCATCACATGAACCCGATTCGGCCCGAGGACCTCGAGGGAGAGTTCAATCCTGACATCCTCGACCCCGAATACCTGGTCTGCGTGCGACATGACACACACAACGCGATTCACTTCGGCGACGCGAGCCTGTTACCCAAGCCTCTAGTCGAGAGAACGCCGAACGACACGATACCCTGGAGGTGACCGTGGCTGATTCGATATTGAATGACATCAAGAAGGCTCTCGGCATCACCGAGGACTATACGGCTTTCGATCAGGAGATTATTCTCCACACAAACACGGCACTCATGTTCGCAGAGGAGATCGGTCTCCCCTCGTTCAAGATCACCGGAAAGACAGAGACCTGGGATCAGTACCTCAGTGGCGTCACGAAGAACATCGAGGCCGTCAAGACGTACCTGTACCTGCAAGTGCGGCTCGTATTCGACCCGCCTGCGAACTCTTTCGTCGTGACGGCGATCGAGAAGCAGCTCCAGGAGTACGCCTGGCGTATCAACCTGCAGAAGGAGACTCCATGAGTGACCAACTCATGCACTACGGGGTTAAAGGGATGCGCAAGGGCGCTCGGAAGAGCCGTGAGCAGCGGAATGCTGAGCGCCGCGCCAAGTATGAGGCCAAGCTCAAGGCTAAGTACGGCGATCACGACATCGCTACGATTGAGGCCTTCATCAAGAAGCGCAAGGCGCAAGCAAAGGCGGCCAGGGACTGGCGTCTCGGCAACCAGCGCAACCGTCAGCTCACCGCTACCGAGCGTCGAGAGAAGTATTACAACGAACTCGACAGCGGTCAGCTGGGCAAGACCTACGCAACAGACGCAACCCTCGCTGAAGCCGCTCGTAGGTATTACAAGAAGGGGCATAACAAGCGAATGGGCCATTCGGAGCTGATGCACTACGGCGTCAAAGGCATGAAGTGGGGCGTTCGACGCCGTGCCCGTCGTGACGCCAAGGAATTCACCCTGTCCAAGATGTATTACGGCGAGGGTGCCGGTAATCGGCGGAAGCTGATCAAGGCAACGGTCAAGGCTCGCTCGAAAGACCCGTTCTACAAGAGCGAGTTCGACAAGGCCGTCGCCAATACCGACATGTCCAAGCGGGCTTCTCAGGCCCGAAGGCAGCGCGGCCGGAAGAATGCCCGCAATTCCGCAGGCAAGACTGTTCGCGGAGTTGGTAACATCGCCTCGGGAAACGCGGGTCGGGCTGGAGGCGCCCTGTTTCTCGGGTATCTGGGGTATCAGGGGGCTAAGGCCGCCGGGATCGCTCCCACCGAGAAAGAGCTGCTCACCAAAGCCGTTAAGGGGGCGAGGAAGATCAAGAGAGTCGTTCAGCACGACGACGTTCTCGCTCACTACGGCGTTAGGGGCATGCGCTGGGGAATCCGCAAGTCTCGCATCAAGGGCGCGAAGAAGTGGACTTCGGCTAAGCAGGCCAAAATAGACGGCATGTCCGATGATCAGCTTAGGCGGGTCAATAACCGTATCCGGTTGGAGAAGGAGTACCGTCAGCTGACCCAAACCCGGATGGAGCGCTATCGTAGCAAGGTAGGGAAGGCGGCCGAGGAGGCTGCATTCAACACCTTGCAGAACGCAATCCAGAAGGGGCTGAAGAAGGCTGCTAGCCAGGGCGGATCTGCCGCCATCAAGGGCGCCAAACGGTTCAAGTAATAGGACTATGACATGACAGACACACTGTTCTTCATCGACGAGGACGAGGTCCTCGCTCATCACGGCGTCAAAGGCATGAAGTGGGGCGTTCGTAAGCAGCGAGCCGCTTCCGGAGGCGCTGGTTCAACCAAGAAGCGTAAGGGGCTCTCTCGCAAGCAGAAGGCCGCTATCGCTGGCGTTCTCGGCGCTGCGGCAGCCGCTGGTTCTGGCTACTACCTGCACAAGTCTGGCAAGGGCAAGAAGATTGCTGCTCTGGCTAAGAAGGCTGGAGCCTCCGCTAAGAGCGCTGCCCAGGGCAAGGGGCGCAATCTCGGAGCCCAGGCTCGAGTCAAGAAGGCCCAGGCCAAGCGGTTCGCTAAGGCCCAGTCGACCAACGCTAAGAGTGCGGCTGAGAAGCTGAAGACCGCCAAGGCGGGCAAGTATGCCGAGGCTACTCGTCTCGCCGCCAATGCAGCCGCATTCAGGACTGGTAACGCAGTCAAAGGTGCCGGCTACAAGGCCAAGAACCAGGCTTGGAAGGCCGGCAACAAGGCGCGCAAAGCAGCCGAGGGCGGAGCTGCTGGTGTGAAGTCCGCAGCCGGTATGGCGGCACGCTCGGCCAAGTCCAAGCTCGGCAAGAAGACTCCTGGCAAGGCCCTTTCGACTCACGTTGTCCAGCCGGGTAAGGGCGTTGGGTACCGGAAGCTCACTACCACCGGGACTAAGGTTATGGGTGGAAAGGGCGACGCCGCTAAGAAACTAGCCAAGGTCGCTGCTGCCGGGGTAGGCGTTCAAGCTGGTGTAAACGTGGCAGGGGCGGCTGGAGCCCGGGCGATCAACAAGAAGCTCAACGGCGGCAAGAAGAGCGGAACCTCAAAGAAGCGCCGCCGCTGACCATGTTGTCCAATACCGCTACCCCGCGATATTACGCTGAGTTCAGAGATGATGTCCTCGCAGGTCGGATTCCGATCTGCAAGGAGATCGAGATGGAGATGAACCGGATCGATGATCGGATTCGCAATCCCGGCTTTTATTACGATAGCGACGCTGTGGAGGGGTTCATCCGCTTCGCGGAAGCGGAGATGACTCTTACCGACGGATCCGATCTCCGGCTCCTCCCGAGCTTCAAGCTCTGGGCTGAGCAGATCTTCGGATGGTGGATCTTCACCGAGCGATCAGTCTACGTCCCGAACAAGACGACGGCTGGCGGCCACTTCGAGAAGCGCCGGGTGAAGCAGCGCCTTATCAACAAGCAGTACATCATCGTCGCTCGAGGCGGGGCGAAGTCTCTGTACGAAACTCTCCTTCAAGCCTACTTCCTCACGATCGACACGTCGACCACCCACCAGGTGACGACTGCGCCGACGATGAAGCAGGCAGAGGAGGTCATGCAGCCCTTCCGCACCGCCATAACAAGGGCCAAGGGACCTCTGTTCGATTTCATGACTCAGGGGTCTCTCCAAAACACGACCGGCAGCCGCGCTCTCAGGCAGAAGCTCGTCCCCACCAAGAAGGGGATCGAGAACTTCATGACCAACAGCCTGCTCGAGGTTCGCCCAATGTCGATCGACAAGCTCCAGGGCCTCCGCACCAAGATGAACACGGTGGACGAGTGGCTCTCGGGCGATATTCGTGAAGACGTGGTCGGAGCCATCGAGCAGGGAGCGTCCAAGGTCGACGACTGGCTTATTCTGGCAGTGTCCTCAGAGGGTACCGTTAGAAACTCGGCCGGCGACAACATGAAGATGGAGCTCCTCAACATTCTGCGAGGGGAGTACTCGGATCCCCACACATCCATCTTCTACTACAGGCTCGATGATCTCAAGGAGGTCGGGGATCCGTCGACCTGGCTGAAGGCTCAACCAAACCTTGGGGCTACTGTCTCCTACGAGACATATCAGCGAGACGTCGAACGGGCGGAGCATGTACCTGCGGCTAGGAATGATATCCTGGCCAAGAGGTTCGGCATTCCCATGGAGGGGTACACATACTTCTTCACCTACGAGGAGACCCTGCGGCACAACCGTCAGGACTTCTGGGGTATGCCTTGTTCCATCGGCGTCGACCTGTCGCAAGGCGATGACTTTACCGCCTTCACCTTCTTGTTCCCCCTCAGCCGAGGCAGGTTCGGAGTCAAGACGCGCTGCTACATTTCCGAGCGCACCATGCTGCGTCTCCCGGGAGCCACTCGTCAGAAGTACGAGGAGTTCCTGCAGGAGGGCTCGCTCATGGTGCTCGAGGGTACGGTTCTTGACATGATGAACGTCTACGAGGACCTCGAGGCGTTCATCGCGGATTGCGAGTACGACGTGCGCTGCCTGGGCTTCGACCCATACAACGCCAAGGAGTTCGTGACTCGCTGGGAGAACGAGAACGGACCGTTCGGCATCGAGAAGGTGATTCAGGGGGCCCGGACCGAGTCCGTGCCCCTCGGTGAGATCAAGGACATGGCGGAGGATCGCAAGCTCCTCTTCGATCAGTCCATGATGACCTTCACGATGGGGAACGCCATCACCCTGGAGGACACCAACGGGAACCGCAAGCTCCTGAAGGCCCGACGGGAGAACAAGATCGACTCGGTCGCCGCCCTGATGGACGCCTGGGTCGCTTACAAACTCAACAAGGACATGTTCGACTAGGAGGTGAAGGACATAGGACTGCGAGATAGACTACAGCACGCCTACAACGCCTTCACTGGCAGGGACGTCGACCGATCGAATCTCGGTCCTTCCTACTCCGTACGGGCCGACCGGCTCGCGCTCGGATGGACGGCCGACAAGTCGATCATCTCGTCGCTGTTCAACATGATCGCCATCGACGTGTCCGCCACGCCGATCCGACATGTCGACACAGCTCAAAATGGAACGTTTGTTGGCGTTCGGCGGTCAGCCCTGAACGACTGCCTGATGCTGGAGCCCAACATCGACCAGAGCGGCCGAGCCTTCATTCAAGATGCCGTGCTGTCCCTGTTCGATGAGGGTGTCATTGCGATTGTTCCGGTCGAGTCAGACCTGGACCCTAGGACCAACAACAGCTTCGACATCAAACAACTGCGAGTCGGGCGGATCACCCAGTGGTTCCCCGAGCAGGTCGAGGTTGAGGTCTACAACCAGGCTCGCTCTACCAAGGAGCGGGTGATCCTGCCGAAGCGCACTGTCGCCATCATCGAGAATCCTCTCTATGAGGTGATGAACAAGCCGAACTCGACCCTCAAGCGACTGAGCCGCAAGCTCTCCATGCTGGACCTGGCCGACGAGAAGACGTACACCGGAAAGCTGGACATCATCATCCAGCTCCCCTACGTCGTCAAGACCGAGGCCATGCGCCAGCGGGCGGAGAACCGCATTCAGTCTATCGAGGACCAGCTCGGCAAGGGCGGACATGGGATCGCCTACACCGACGGTTCCGAGAAGATCACTCAGCTGAACCGCCCGGCGGAGAACAACCTGCTCGATCAGATCAAGTTCCTCACCGCCGAGCTCATGAGTCGACTGGGTATCTCGGAGGACGTCTTCAAGGGTACTGCGACGGAGATCGTCTGGACGCACTATTGGAACCGGGCTGTGGAGCCCGTACTCTCGGCACTCGCCGACGGGATGAGCAAGGCCTTCCTCACGAAGACTGCGCGCACCCAGGGACAGGCCGTTCAGTACATCCGCGACCCGTTCAAGAACGTTCCTCCGAGCCAGATCGTCACGTCTCTGGACACCATGCTCAGGGACCAGGTCATCACGCCGAATGAGGCCCGTACGAGGATTGGTCTCCCGCCGTCCCCGAACGAGCAGGCGGATCAGTTGCAGAACCCGAACATCAACCCTCAGATGGGTGATACCTCCCTGGACGGCGAGGGGGATATTCCGGACTCCGGTCCTGATGTTCAGTCAGTGCTCAGCATGCCGATGAGCCAAGTCAGAGGAGAAGGATGAAGTTCGACTTCAGTGGCTGGGCCACTAAGAACGACCTGACCTGCTCCGACGGACGCACTATCAAGCATAATGCGTTCAAGGAGAATGACGGCCAGCGCGTGCCGCTTGTATGGCAGCATGGGCACAACGCCGTCGACAACGTTCTCGGGCACGCTTTGCTCGAGAATCGGGATGAGGGCGTTTACGCCTACTGCGCTTTCAACGACACTCCCGGCGCCGAGAACGCCAAGGAGCTCGTGAAGCACGGCGACGTCAAGGCTCTCTCGATCTACGCCAACCGCCTCGACCAGCGAGGGGCTGACGTTATTCACGGCAACATCGTTGAGGTTTCCATGGTCCTGTCCGGGGCCAACCCGGGCGCCTTGATCGACAACGTTGCTTTGGAGCACTCGGATGGTTCATGGACCGAGTCCGAGGATGAGGCTGTCATTTATTCTGGCCTCACGCTCTCGCACGATTCCGGAGAAACAACGGAGGACACAGAATCCATGGACGAAGACGAGGTTTACGACGAGGACGACCTCACGGTCGCCGATGTCCTCGAGACCCTCGACGAAGACCAGCGTCTGGCTGTTGCGGCCCTTATCGAGGAGATCAGCGGTGACGTTGATGCCGAGGATGAGGACTTCGACGAGGACGAAGAGTTCGATGAGGACTATGACGAAGACTACGATGAGGACGCCGAGCACGGCGACTCCGGGGGTGATACTCTGATGCATTCCAACATCTTCGAGGGCGACGCTCGTAACCTTATGGGCCCGCACCTCTCTCACGCTGATGAGGAGCAGATCTTCGCTGAGGCTCGCCAGCCCGGCATGACGCTCCGCACCGCGGTCCTGGCTCACGCCGCGGACTACGGTATCAAGAACCCGGAGCTGCTGTTCCCGGATGCCACCAACCTGGACCCGGAGCCCCAGCGCATCATGCGCGAGAACTCTTGGGTTTCCAAGGTTCTCCAGGGCGCCAAGCACTCCCCCTTCTCCCGAGTCAAGACCCAGTGGTCCAACCTGACCGCTGACGACCTGCGGGCCAAGGGCTACGTCAAGGCTAGCCGCAAGAAAGACGTCGTCTACGAGGTCGCCAACCGGAAGACTGAGCCGACGACCGTTTACAACAAGACGAAGATCGACCGTGACGACGTCCTTGACATCACCACGTTCAACGTAGTCGCCTGGATGCAGCAGAACCTGCGTCTTGCCCTCGAGGAGGAGCTCGCTCGCGCCGTCCTGATCGGTGACGGTCGTGAGGTGTCCAATCCCGACAAGATCAAGGAGACCAACATCCGTCCTATCTGGAAGGATGACGAGCTGTTCTCCCACAAGGTCTTGATCGACAAGGACGCCAAGACTCCGGACATCATCGACGTCGTTCGTCGGTCCCGGAAGTTCTACAAGGGCTCCGGAATGCCGGTTCTGTTCACCACGAACGCCTTTGTGTGTGACATGCTCGAGATCAAGGACATCAACCAGCGCTACATCTACGAGACCAAGCAGGCCGTTGCTAACGCCCTGAACGTCTCCGATGTCATCGAGGTTGAGGTCATGGAGGGCGCCAAGCGCGAGGTCGGGGGTAAGACCCAAAACCTGCTCGGTATCATCGTCAACATGCAGGACTACACCCTGGGTGCGGACAAGGGCGGCGAGACCTCCTTCTTCGAGCAGTTCGACATCGACTTCAACCAGCAGAAGTACCTGCTGGAGGCTCGGTGCTCGGGCTCGCTGACGAAGTACAAGTCCGCGATCGTCATCGAGAAGGCTACGGCCTGATCCGGTCAAAATGGCAAGATTCTTCGGAAGCATAGGTTACGGGCACGCCGTCGAGACAACGCCGGGAGTGTTCGAGGACAAGATCACGGAGAGGGAGTACTACGGGGACGTGAACCGTTCCCAGAAGCAGTACGACAGCGAGCCGAAGGTTCTCCAGAATCTCCGACTCAACAACGAGATCTCCATCTTGGCCGACTCTTACGCCGAGGAGAACTTCTTCGCCATCAAGTATGTGAGGTGGATGGGGGCGCGCTGGGTCGTCACAAACGTGGAGGTCCGCCGCCCCCGTCTCATCCTCAACCTCGGAGAGGTGTACAATGGCCCAACGCCTTGAGTTTCACAATAAACTCGTCGAAGCGCTGGGCTCTAGGAACGTCTACTTCCAACCCCCGGAGTCCGTCCAGCTCACCTACCCGTGCATCGTGTACGAACGGAGTCGAGCCGACTCGAAGTTCGGGGACAACACCAATTGGATGTACACGCCGCGTTATTCGGTCACCCTCATCAGCAGGAACCCCGACGAGCCGGTGCTGGACGTCCTGGCAGGCATGCCCATGTGCACCTTCGAGAGGCACTTCGTCTCGCACAACCTTCATCACGACGTGTTCAACATCTACCAAGGAGTATAGATGGCAGCCCTTACATGGGACGAGACGGGCAAGAAGTTCTATGAGACTGGTGTGGACCGTGGGGTCCTCTTCGCCGTCAATCCCACCACTGGCGCTTACGGCAAGGGCGTCGCCTGGTCGGGTCTCACCAACGTGACCGAGACCCCGACTGGTGCGGAGCAGACCGACCTGTACGCGGACAACATCAAGTACCTCTCTCTGACCTCTGCGGAGACGTTCGAGGGCAAGATCGAGGCCTACACCTACCCGGACGAGTGGCTCCAGTGTGACGGCTCGGCAGTGGTCGACAAGGTCGTTATCGGTCAGCAGGAGCGCACCTCCTTCGGCCTGGCCTACCGCACCATCAAGGGTAACGACCAGCAGAAGAACAACTTCGCCTACAAGCTGCACCTTCTGTACGGCCTGGCAGCCTCCCCCTCGGAGCGCTCTTACGGCACGGTCAACGACTCTCCTGAGGCGATCACCTTCTCGTGGTCCTTCAAGGGTACCCCGGTGAACGTCACAGGCCACAAGCCGACCTGTGTCGTCACCCTCGACTCCAGCGTCGTTGGCAAGGCCGGCATGACCGCTATCGAGAAGCTGATCTGGGGCGACGGGACTGGCGACCCGAAGCTCCCGACCCCCGACGAGGTTATCGCCGCCGTCAAGGCTGCAGCCTGACAACTCCCACGGACCCCGTGATCCGCTCCGGGGTCCGTGGTGACCCAGGGAGGAACGAATGCTGACGATTCACGTCGTTGGGGATGAGCTCTACGATGAGGATCGCAATGAGTTCATCAATGGTTTCGAGGGCGACCTCGAGCTCGAGCACAGTCTCGTCGCTCTGTCAAAATGGGAGTCCAAATGGCACATCCCGTACATCGGCAACGAGAAGCTCACCGAAGAGCAGGTCCTGGACTACGTCAAGTGCATGACTCTGAATGACGTCGACCCCGTCGTCTACTCGCACTTGTCCATGGACAACGTGAAACGGATCCGAGAGTACATCGAGGACTCGATGACGGCCACTACGTTCGTGGAAGCTGAGGGATCCAGCCCCAGCCGAAACACTATCACGTCGGAGCTGGTCTATTACTGGATGGTCGCTCTCCAGATTCCGTTCGAGTGCCAGCACTGGCACCTACACCGACTTCTCACTCTCATTCGAGTGTGCAACGTCAAGAACCAACCCGACAAGAAGATGTCGACCGCCGCCACGCTTCGACAGAATCAGGCTCTGAACGCGGCGAGACGGGCCAAGTACAACTCAAGAGGTTAGTATGCCTGGTGTCACTCCTCTTCTCCACGGCAAAGTTCGGGGAGAGGCCAGTCCGTTTAGTACCGTCTACATCTCCCCCAGTAATGGGGTCACTGACGCTTCGATCACCCTTGGCGCGAATCCCGAGTTTGAGCTGGACGTCCCGTTCTACGAAGGATCCAAGGCCCTGGTGCGGGTAGTCCGCAAGGATGGCTCCTCGGACCAGAAGATGATCGACCTCAAGGAGTCCATGCCCGAGCAGGTTGTCTGGTTCAACAACCGGGCCGCTGCTGGATACGGGACGTTTGACACTGGCTGGAAGGAGATCACCAGCGGAGAAGGCGCTGGCTCCTACCAGTATCGGGTCATGGCTGGGACAGTCTACATCCGAATCAAGGGTGACGGCTGGCAGGGGGCCAACTTCAGCGGCCCAATCAACACCGAACGTCGGCTCGCAGACATCCCGGCGGCGTTCCAAGTGAAGACCCGAACCTGCTTCCCGCTCCCGAAGGGCGACGGAACCATTGACGGCTCCACTATCGAGGTTCGCCCCAACAACACGGTAGTCATGTGGATCAAGGCTGAGGGCAACAGGATCGTCCCGACGGTCTTCGCTCCTATCGAGAACTCTAACGGCTGAAAAGGTCAAAATGACTGTATCTCAATACGCAGCATCCTGCGCCAGGTACTACGCCGACGTCGCGGATGTCGGTTATTCGCAGCCAGATCGCTGGACCTTCTACGATCGGTCCGATTGGGACGGCTGGCTCATCAACCCTCCCGCCAACGCCGATTGCTCGGCCCTTGTTGCGGGCTGCTATAACCTCGCAGCTCACCACGAGTGGGGCGAGCCCTTCACCGCCGGGTATTTCCCTCGGTCAACCTGGACAGGATCGCTTCGGGAGGAGTGTGCTCAGCGCAACTTCGCCGACATCTCGGATTCCTGGACTGGCAACGAGCCCGACGGCGGCTTCGAGGTCGGCGATATCGTCTTGTCTGAGGAGGCTTCTGGCGGTAAAGGTCACGTCGCCATGGTGACGGCCCTCAACCCGACAGTTCTTTCCGAGGCATGGATCGCTGAGGATGGAAGTATCGACGGTTGGATCGGAGACCAGACCGGCAGCGAGGTCCGGTCCATATACTACAACGACCATCCGTACACCCAGTCCGCGTCCTGGACCCACTGTCTTCGTCGACGGGACAACCACGGTAGCTCAGCTCCTTCGCACGCCGAGTCTTCCGCAGGTACCTCCATCCAAGAGGCCGTACTTCGTGCAGCTGACGCCACTGGGTGTCCCTGGTGGGCCGCTCTCGGCTGCCTCAAGGTGGAGACCGGTGAGGAGGGTGCCAACATCTACGGCCACGACGCCGGAGGTGCCTGCTCGGGTTGGGGCGAGGTCACGGAGCACAACTTCAAGAACTACTTCTGGCCCATCGTATCCGAGTGGGGTACCTCGAACGGCGTTGGTCCGCTTCAGGTCACCTACAACGGCTACTTCATTAACGATCCCGACCGAGCCTGGTGGGATCCGCAGAAATCGGCCGAGGTTGGTTGCTCCATCCTCAAGGGTCTCATCGACGCCGAGGGCGATTCCTATGAAGACCTCCGCCGTGTGGGGTCTCGTTACAACTCTGGGACCATGTACGGGTCCTATGAAGCGTACGGCGTGCCGTTCTCCGATGCATGCCGCTACTGGTACAACAAAGGCCGTCCGTCTCAAGGTTCGAGCGACGGCGGAGAGGAACTCGAAGTGTCATACGCAACCGATCTGCTTTCCGAGATCAAGGACCGCCTTGTCGAGGTCTCCGACCAGACTGGTGCCGGCATCGCCGGTCGTCGTTTCGACGGTCCCATCGTTGGCTGGCTGAAGGACGTCTCCTACAAGGAGGACCAGATCCTGAAGGCTCTCAACGAGATCAACACGAAGCTCGACGAGAAGAAGTGAGGCCATCGTGCCTTACTGTCATGTCAAAGGAGACATTCCCCCGTTCGCCACACTAACCGTCGATCCCGATGATGGCCCCACCTTTGTTGATACTGCCGGAGAGAACGGTAAAATCGACGGTATGGTGTGGTTCTTCCGCAGCACCAATGCCCGTCTCTTCCTGGATGACCAGGGTTGGAGCGCCACAAAGAACGTCACCCTGAGTGAGGACAACGTCGTCGACGTCACCATCAAGACTAATCGTCCTGCTGGTGGCGGAGGTGGCGGTAACGGGAACGTCATGGTCCTCGGTCGCGAGGAGCAAGTGCCCGCGGGTACTCCTCCGAACACGGTTATCGTACGAAAGGCCTGATCATGGCATCCCACATGAAGGGTATCGCAGTCTCCAAGAACCAAGACGAGAAGCTCAGCGTCCCGTCGGCTGCTGGAGACTGGGCGCTACTCGTAGTGGGTGGCCAGCTCAACCACATGCGGGATTGTACGCCCGCAGGTTGGACCGGGAAGTACGCCGGTGGCGAGGACATCCGGTCTTGTACTGTAGCCGTCAAAATGGTTGCCAATCCTGCCGACACACAGAACGTTGTGTGGAAGTCTCCGGACCCGGCCCACAACGGACGGCACGTTGCAGTTCTCTTGGTATTCGATGGGGCCAAGGTCAAGAGTCTGGTCCCTCGTGTACCTGGAGGAAGCGCCGATGGCTGGAAAGACGGACCATTTCCTCAGATCACAGGGTTCGTGCAGCATGACATAGCAGCCCTTCCGGTGGCTACTTTTCCGCCCAACGTCGAGTCATTGACCAACGGCGCTTGGGGTAAGGATACCAAGTTGTCTTGGTCGTCGATTGTCGTCGGGTATGCTCAGTCGCCGTATGTTCCGCCAACAGAAACTGGTGTGAAAACCCTTTTCGGCGTCGACGTCCAGCTTCAGGAGCAGACCGGTTCGCTCGATCCTTCTCTTGCGGACGGGTCTGGCGTTCGCGTCACCGTCTGGGACGGGGCTCGGGAGACTCCAACGTCCACGGTACGAGCAATTCCGGGAGGCGCCAAGACAATCGCTGAGCTGCTCAGTACGCCACATTTCATCGTGGGGCATCGGGGCTCATCCCAGTCTTGGCCTGAGCACACCGAGATCGGCTACACACAGGCGGTTGACTACCACGCACATGCGCTGGAGTTCTCAGCTGCCCGGAGCAAGGATGGCGTCTGGTTCGGATGTCACGATAAGAGCCTGTCGCGTCTTGTTCCGGCTCTGACCAAGAACGCTGACGAGTACACCTGGGCTGAGATCAAGGACGAGGCGTCGAAGACCCAGTACTTGCCGGCGACGATCGATTGGCTGATCGATACGTATTCCAAGAGTCACGTCATCGTCTTCGATCCAAAGCACAAGCTCGGTGAGTGGAAAGACGTTTGTGCCATGTTCAAGGGCATGGAGCAGAAGGTCATCCTCAAGGCGTATTACGACTCCAAGTGGGCGTTCGATATGATGCGAGAGCGAGGCTTCAAGACCTGGGGGTACGCTTACAATGCTGATATCGCCAAGGCAAACTATCCAGACTTCCTCACGGGTAAGGTCTGCGATATTCTGTCCATGGAGTTCGATGCGCCCCAGACTACCTGGGATCCCTTGAAGGCCTCAGGTCTCCCAACGGTTGCCCATATTCCCGCTGACGCCGAGCAACTCAAGACAGGATGGTCTCGAGGAGCGATGGGCGCCATCGTGTCAGGTATCGCGGCCGCCTGTGAGAGGGCCGCATGAGCCCGGCGTTCACGCTGGAGATGGATTCGAGGATGGACACGGGGAAGTGGCTCGAGAGACTCAAAGAGGGCCGCTTCTTCGATTTCCTCGACGACTGCGGACAGGCCGGGGTGGCTGCGCTAGCTGCTGCTACTCCGGTCAGGTCCGGTTACACTGCATCCAGCTGGTCCTACGAGATCAAGCGGAGCAGAAACCGAGTCTCGCTGGTCTGGAACAACTCCCACGTGGAGCAGGGTGTCCCGATCGCAGTCATATTGCAATACGGGCATGGCACCAGGACCGGTGGCTATGTCCAGGGCGTGGATTATATAAATCCGGCGCTCAGGCCTATATTCGACAGCATCGTCAAGCAGCTTGAAAGTGCGGTGAGAGGCTAGTGGCGTCAATCGAGGAGCGGGTAGTCGCTCTTAAGTTCAACAACGGCCAATTTATGAACGGGGTTCAAGACTCTCTTAATGGAGTCAAGAAGCTCGAGGAGGGATTGGCATTCCGAGGCGGTGTCGAGGGGATCAATCAGGTCTCGGCGGCCGCCAAGAACCTTAATTTCTCGGAGGCCCAGGCGGGTATTGCCGAGACTACGAGCAAATTCTCAGCTCTCCAGTCGATTGCCTTCGGCGCACTCGCCAGCATCGGCGGAAAGATCGCAGAAGTCGGCTCCTCGATGCTCTCGAGCTTCACGGTTCAGCCCCTTATCGACGGTATGAAGGAGTATGAGCTCCAGCTCAACTCCGTTCAGACCATTCTCGCCAACACTGCTCAGAAGGGCGAGACGATCGAGACCGTGAACGCAGCCCTGGACAGGTTGAACACATACGCGGACCAGACCATCTACAACTTCGGTGAGATGACGTCCAACATCGGTAAGTTCACCGCCGCTGGTATTGGACTGGACGACTCAGTCGCGTCGATTAAGGGCCTGGCGAACTGGGCGGCTATTGCAGGCGCCAACTCCCAGGATACCTCGAGGGCTATGTACCAGCTTTCGCAGGCCATGGCCGCGGGAACAGTGAAGCTTCAGGACTGGATGTCCCTGGAGACCTCAGGTATCGCAACTAAGACGTTCCAGGACCAGCTGATCCAGACAGCCAAGGTCCATGGCAAGAGTGTCGATGAAATGATCGCCAAGAACGGGTCATTTAGGCTCTCCCTCCAAGAGGGATGGTTGACCCAGGAGATCATGATGGAGACTCTGAAGCAGATGGCCGGTGAGTACACCGACGAGCAGCTGCTCTCCATGGGATACACCGAGGAGCAGGTTGCTCAGATCCAGGAATTGGCCAAGACCGGTATGTCCGCGGCTCAGGACATCAAGACGTTCTCGCAGTTGATGGGCGTTATCGGTGAGGAGCTCGGTTCATCCTGGAGTCAGTCGTTCAGAATCATCTTCGGTGACTTCGAACAGGCCAAGGAACTGTGGACCAAGGTCGGCGCCTTCCTCACGGGTCCGAGCGGTGTCATCACTCAGATGGGTAACGCCCGGAACGCCCTTCTCCAGGGCTGGGCGGACCTCGGCGGTAGGGAGAGGATCCTCGAGGGTCTTGCTTCCCTGTTCCACGCCATGTGGGATCCATTGCAGCGCATCGGTCAGGCGTTCTCGCAGGTCTTCAGCGGCCCGTCCGCCGAGGGTCTGTACGCGATGTCCGAGGCGTTCGCCAACTTCATGGCCAAGCTGGTCCCCAGCGAGACTACAGTCGAGTCGATCGGCAACTACTTCGAGGCGTTCTTCCGGATCGTCAAAATAGGTGTAATGGTCCTCACAGACTTCGCCAAGGTGATCGGATGGATCGCCGGCGGAGCACTCAAAGGGCTCGGAGCTCTTATTTCCAATCTGACTGGCCACACCGCGGGTTGGTCCTTGACACTCAGGGACCATATCGCGGCTGTTCAGGAGTGGTATGACAGCCTGAATGTCGCCGAGAACGTCATCAAGGCCATCACCTGGACGGGCGCCGGCTTGAAGCGTATCTGGAACAACTTCTCCGAGGGATTCCATGACGAGATCACGCCCAGTCTCAGGCGCCTCAAGGAGGCCTGGGATGGTCTGTGGGATGCTCTGAAGACTGCGGGCTCCAGCATCAAGGAGTCCATAGTTGCCCCCTTCCGAGAGCTCAAGGAGAGCGCCCAGGAGGTCGGTCAGGCGCTCGGTATCACCAGCGATTCCACCGAGGAAGCTGGCGAGACCGCCGAAGCGAACGAGTCCAAGTTCACCAAGCTCAAGAACAAGATCGTCGAGCTGTTTGAGTCTGCCTACAAGAAGTCATATTTCTGGGGGCAGCACCTGGCTGACCATCTTATTCCGGCGATCGATAAACTCACCAGCTTCATTATCTGGCTGACTGAGTGCATCAACAAGCAAGCCATCGTCGTCAGCGACTGGTTGACTCCCAAGATGGAGCGACTGGCCGCTCTCTACGACGAGGTGTCCACCAAGTTCAGCGAGTGGGCTGAGGCCATGCAGAACGGGCCCGATATTGCTTGGTTGTCGTCACTTGGTGGTATTCTTTCGTCGTTTGGAGCTGGTGTCTGGGGCGTCCTCAAGAATCTGGCGACTCTGAACTTCGACTTTGACACCAAACCGTTCCACAAGGCGTTCAGTGACCTTAAGACGCTAATGGGCGAGTATGCCGAGTCTGTCAAGTATGGCTGGAGTACCACCAAGGACTTCATCGCTAACCTCGAGCTCAAGGACAAGGCTACGTCCGGGTGGCACAACTTCGTTAAGCTTATTCATGGCATTGGCAAGGTTCTGTCCACCGTCGGCCACTACGCGGTCATCGCTGCCAAGGCCCTCATCGAGCCGTTCAAGGGCGCATTTGCTGAGCTCAAGAACATGGCCGACAACGGCGACTACGGGGGCATATTCGACGCCATCCTCAAGACGGGCGCTCTGGTTACATTCCTCGCAATTGCCCGGAATGTTATCAACACCTTCAAGGAGTGGGGCAAAGCCGGATCCAACTTCGCTGGAATTCTCGGCAGTGTCAAGGACGTCATCGACGGGTTCAAGGAATCAATGGAGGCTACGACCGCCAAGGTCAAGGCTACCACTGTCCTTATTCTCGCCGGAGCCGTTCTCGTTCTGGCCGCTGCGCTCTGGGTCGTCGCCCAGATCCCGGCCGGAAAGATCGTAGCCGCTGGTGCAGCTCTATATTTCATGTTCAACATGCTCAAGAAGGCGGAGGACGAATTGTCCAGCGCCGGTGAAGGCAAGGACACGAAGGGGCTCGCTAAGCGAATGCTGGCGCTTGTCGTATTGGCTGGAGTCGCACTCCTACTGGGCAAGGCGCTGAACAACATCGGCACCATGGACTGGGATGATATCCTCAAGGGAACCCTTGGGCTCTTCGCAGTCATAAAGATGCTGATGATGGTGGCCGATACGACTACCAAGAAGAACAAGGATATCCTGGCGTTCGCTCTCACGGCGATTCCGCTGGGCATCGGTGTTATGCTCCTTGCCTATGCGGTCAAGCCGCTTGGTGAGATGAGTCTGTCCGACCTGACACAGGGCGTTCTGGCGCTTGGTCTTATCATGAAGATGATGACCATGATGTCACAGATGGGCACCGTCAAGATCAAGAAGGCCTCGGCATTCGCGTTCCTTGCGCTGGCATTTACCATGCGACAGATAGCGAAAGTCCTGACTGAGATTGGCGAATTGTCGTGGGGTGACACAATCAAGGGCATCATTGCTATGGACATTTGCCTGGCATCCTTGACGTTCACTGTCGAAAGACTCGGAAGCGACAAGCTCTCCGGCGGCAAGTCTCTTGTCGGGGCTCTAACGATCCTTGTCCTGGCGGCGACGCTTAAACTCATCGCCAGCGATATTGAGAGTTTCGCATCCATGCCATGGGGCGACTACCTCAAGGGTCTGGTCATGATGTCAGCGGCCCTGGCCGTTCTCGTTGGGATCAGCTCCATCGGTGGGGGAAGTCTCGCCGGTGCCGCGGGCCTCTTCGTGACTGTAGCAGCACTCGCTCTCCTGGCGCCTGTCATGAAGATGCTGGGGGAGATGGACTGGGCCACCGCAGGCAAGGGTATTGCTATCATGGCCCTGGGGTTGGCCGCTCTTGTGGCTGTCGGATATGTTGCCGAGTTCGCTGCGGTCGGTCTACTTGCACTGGGCGGCGCCATCCTGATGATCGGTATGGGTGTTGGTCTAGCGACCGAGGGTATCGCCAAACTGGTTGATGCCATTGCGAACCTGTCGACCTCGGGGGCTGACGGCGTCCAGACATTCCTTGCGGCCGTCGACGGCTTCATCGAGAGAATGCCTGCGATGGGTACGGCGCTCGGCGAGGGCTTCATCAACTTCATGCAGGTCCTCATCGACAATTCGGGAACTATCGTCGAGTACCTCAAGCTTATCCTGACGTCTGGCGCTCAGGCTATGATTGAGTCCATCCCGACGTTCGTTCAACTCATGACCACGATCCTCCTAGCGATCATTCAGGTCATATACGACAACGCCCAGGCTCTGATCGACTGTGCCATATTCCTGATCCTGACCTTGTCACAGGCCCTCATTGATAACATGCCGCAGTTGGTCCAGAGAGGCTCTGATGTGCTCATATCCTTCTTGGATGGTCTGAGTCAGAAGATCCCCGAGATCGGCCAGAAGGCTACGGACTGTATCGTTGCGTTCATCACCAGTCTCGGCGACGAGATGCCCCGAATCACCGATGCAGCAGCCAAGACTGTCATCAAGTTCATCAATGGACTTGCTGATGCAATCGAGAACAACTCCGAGGCGATGGCTCAGGCGGGCGTTCGACTCATCAGTGCCATCACAAGGGGTATCAGTACTGGCATCAGGACTCTCGTATCCACGGGCGTTGCTCAGATGAGGAACGCTGGTATTCAGCTGGTCAACGGCCTCAAGAATGCGATCACCGAAAAGCTCTCCTCTATCGCCAGTGCGGTCACGAGCATGGGTAGCACCGTTGTTTCGAAGGTCAAAGCGGCGTTCGGCATTCATTCTCCTTCGAGGGTGATGTACGAGATCGGTGATTTCTTGATGCAGGGTCTTGCTAACGGTATCACCGATAACACTGAGCAGGGCATCGCGGCGGCCAGCACCATGGCCACCGACACTGTCGATGCGCTTTCCAAGGGCTTCGGTAACACGAAGGATATTTGGAACAACGCATTCGGAGAGAACGCCGATCCGACGATCAAGCCGGTTCTTGACCTCTCGCAGGTCGAGGAGCAGGCGGGTCGTCTCGACGAGATCCTTCCTCAGGAGGAGATCGCTGGCACTCTCACGACGACGGCGACTGCACAGCTCGCGGGACGAGTCGTTACTAGCACTCCGGTGAAGTCGAATGACGCCGCCGCCAGCGAGACGTACAACCAGGGCACAAGTCTCGTGTTCAACCAGTACAACAACTCGCCGAAGGCGTTGTCCGAGGCGGAAATCTACCGCCAGACTCGCAACCAGATCGAGCAGGTGAAGGGAGCCATGTACGAGCTATGATTGAGTCAATCGAGTTTCTTACGTACCGACAGCAACGCGTCGTTCTTCCTCTGAGGGATCCTTGGGGGATTGGCGTAGCTGTCAAATCCGTTGACGGCCTGTCGGCTACGAAGGCCTCGATCAACACAACCGAACTGGCTCTTACAGATGTGGCTATATTCAACGGCGCGAGGGCGGGAATGAGGAACCTCAAGATCAAACTCGCGCCGTTGCCCATGCCTGACATTGAGACCAGCAGGCAGCGCATATACTCCTGGTTCCAGATCAAGCAGCTCATGACTGTGTACATCAACACAGACAGGCGCAGGGTCAAGACCGAGGGGTACGTTGAGACGGTTGAGGCGGACATATTCTCGAAGGAACAGGAGATCAACATCTCCATTCTATGTCCAGATGCTTACTGGCATGACGCGGACACCAGCATCGACAAGAACCTCGAATGGTCCAGGGAGATCCCGTCTTTCGAGTTCGACTTCATGGACCAGCCGTCTCCTTCTCTGGAGTTCAGCAAGGACAGAGGCTTATTGTCCGCCACGATTGACTACGAGGGCGATGTGGAGACCGGGTTCACCATGGTCTTCACGTTCCGCCCAGGGGCCAAGCTTCCGATCACGGTGACCGAGACATTCTCCGGAGACCAGTTCAAACTCACCGGGGCATTTCTTGACAAGACTTACTACAAGGTCGATCCCATCGTGGGTGGCGACATCGTCACGGTCAACTCTAGGACAGGGCGCAAGTCCATCATTCGAAATCGAGGCGGACGAAAAGACAAGTTCATAGCGGCATTGGACCGAAACTCAGACTGGCTCAAACTGAGACCGGGCGTCAATGAGTTCCAGATCGCTATGAATGATCCGAATCTCACGGACGTGTATTTCTCTACCGACGTTCTCTATCAGGGGGTGTGACGTGTATCTTGCGGTTTTTGATGAAGCTATGGTTCTTCAGCACATCTGCGAGGACTATAAGTCCATCATCTGGACTGAGAGGTTCCACGGTTTCGGTGATTTCAAGCTCACGGTTCCCGGAACCCTGGAGAACTTGCAGATCTATCAACTCGACTACTACCTGTACACCAAGGGTACGAACAAGCTCATGATTATCGAGCAGGTCGAGCTCAACACGGAGTACAGCAAGCAGTCGCTGCTGACGGTAAGCGGGCGCAGTCTAGAGTCCATATTAGATCGGCGGGTCATGCATCCCTACCCAATTTGGGAGGGGACCAGACTATGCATGCATGAGCGAACCAAAGGGAAAGTCAAAGACGTTATCAAGCACTACACCAACCTGCTGTTCAAACAGAGGGACTCGCTAGACGCGTCGCACGAGAGACACGTCACAGGATTCGGTTGGTACTCGGTTGATGAGCTACCCGCGGGGATTCGCAAGGGTCGACCGGTTTCCTCCATGGACATCGGAAACATCAGGGCTAATGCCAACGGCACTGTCCGAAACATGACGCGTAATTCCGATTACTCTCATGCGGCCTATGACGATACCGATCCATATATTATGGAAGGCTCCTGGTACAAGCTCGTTCAGAATCTAACTGATTTGACCATGTCGGGATGGGCGATCGAGCACGACGGGGAAGATCCATATTACTGGTACGGGTATACGTATAACGGCGTGAACCGAACATTCAATCAAGGTGAGCGTCCGCCGGTAGTATTCTCTCCGAAGTATGACAACCTATCTAAGGCAACCTACTTCAAGTCCAAGGTGTCTACGCGAACAAAGATATTCTCGGGCGCTGTGAAATTCACTGTACCCTTGGAGTTGCAGCTCTCAAAAGAGTATCTCGATGACAACCGAGACTCCGCGATGCAGAACAACTCCGTCACCGTAGGTACCAGGGGACTTGGTC